AAAGTACGGAGTTTCCGAAAGCACAGTTAAATCGTGGGCTTCTCGATATTGGAAAAAGGATAAGGGTTGCAACCAAAAAAGAAAAAAGTCGCAACCTTCCAATAATAAAAAGTCGCAACCACAAGGAGCACCAAAGGGCAATAAAAACGCCTGTGGAAATGGTGCGCCACTTGGTAATGATAACGCAACAAAACACGGCGGTTATTCTGCTGTGTATTGGGATACGCTGACCGATGAAGAAAAGGCTTTAATCGATGATATGCCGAAAGACGAAGAAACGCTGTTAATCGACCAAATCAAAATGTGTTCTGTTCGAGAGCGGCGCTTACTTATTGCTATTGCGGATATGAAAAAGCAGACAGGTAATCAAGTGTTGGCGAGTGTTTCCCGAACGGAAAATAAAAGAGCCTTCGCCACAAAAGAGGACAAAGAACTCTATGACGAAATACAGGCTGAAAAAGTTGCCAACAGGGACATACTTCCAGGAGAAGCCTATTCGCTTCATACATTGACCGAAAGCAAAGACACGGCTTTGGCTCGATTAGAGGCTGAACTTACAAGGATACAGAACGCCAAAACAAAGGCGATTACTGCATTAGCAAAATTAAATATCGAAAAAGAGCGTCTTGCTCTTATTCGTGAAAAGGATGATATCGAGATAGAAGACACTGATGAAACGGATGGTGTAATCTATGGCTAAAAAATACCATAAGAAAAAGACTGTTCCGTTTAATTTCGGTCCGAAGCATATCGAATACATCCGCAAATGTGTTGATAACACCTACAACATAGCAGAGGGCGCAGTTCGTGCCGGTAAAACCGTAGATAACGTTTACGCTTTTGCTCACGAGTTGCAAACTTGCCCCGACAAGATACACCTTGCCACAGGCTCTACGGCTGCCAACGCTAAACTCAATATAGGCGATGCCAACGGCTTCGGTTTGGAAGCTATATTTAGAGGGCAATGCCATTGGGGAAAATATAAGGGCAACGATTGTCTTGTCATTTGTGGTCCTAAAACACACTTTAAGCAAAAAATAGTTATCTTTTCCGGTGCGGCTCTTGCTTCATCGTTTAAGAAGATACGTGGTAACTCTTACGGGATGTGGATAGCAACAGAGGTCAACCTACATCACGATAATACGATAAAAGAGGCTTTTAACCGTACTCTTGCATCGAAACGGCGTAAATTCTTTTGGGACTTAAACCCCGACCATCCAAAAGCACCGATTTATACCGAGTATATCGACAAATACCAAGAAAAACATACCGCAGGTACACTGCTTGGCGGTATGAACTATGAGCATTTTACCATATTTGACAACGCAAACATTTCGGAGCAAAGCCGAAACGCTTTTATAAGTCAGTATGAAGAAGGCTCTATTTGGTTTCAGCGTGATATACTCGGTATTCGCTGTATTGCGGAAGGTCTTATTTATCGTAGCCTTGCGGCCGAGTATGCAGCAACGAATAACGAACGCAAAGAGCATTTAATGTTGCCCGATGAATTAGGCAAACAAAAGTTTATGTCTATCAATATTGGTGTTGACTTTGGCGGCACAGGTTCGGCACACGCTTTTGTGGCTTCGGGAATTACCGAAGGCTATGAAAAACTTATTGCCCTCGCTTCTGAAAAACACCTGGAAGACATCGAGGAAATAGACCCCGATAGATTAGGGCAATTAGTTGTTATGTTTGTTAAACGAATCCTGGATAAATATGGATTTGTTTCTGCTATATATCCCGATAGCGCCGAGTCGGTGCTAATTCGAGGTATTAAAAAAGCCTTGATAGATGCGGAGTTGGGAAATATCCCCGTAAAGAACGCTCGAAAAGAGGTTATAAATGACCGTATATTCGCCTTGGTTTCGCTTTCTGCACAGAACAGGTTTTATTATACCGAAGACTGTAAGACGTTGCTTGAAGCCATTGGAACGGCTATATGGAATCCAAAAAGTCTTGAAAAAGAGCGATTAGATGATGGTACATCGGATATCGACAGTTTGGATGCCTTTGAATACACATACGAGAGAGTCATTAAAAGACTTCTCCCGACAATGAAACTCAAAGGAGAGGAGGAGTGGTAATGGCTTTTGGAGATATTACAAAAAATATTTTTAATAAGGTGGTGGGTTTTATGAGTAACTTTTTTAATTCTGGTACTTCGACAGAAGAACAAACACGATCGCTTGTATCGAGCGAAATGAGTAATGCTATCGAAGGCTGGATGAATATGTATGTCGGTCAAGCACCTTGGCTCGCAAAAAATAATCGGTCGCTCGGTTTACCTGCTGCCATTGCTTCGGAACTTGCACGTCTTGTAACTCTTGAAGCGAAGGTCGACATTGTTTGCCCTGCTAAAAACAAGGAAAATAATTTATCACAACGAGCAAGTTTTCTTGATGAACAGTTTAAGCCTTTTCGCAGTAAAATGCGTTTATATTGCGAATATGGTTGTGCCGGTGGCGGCCTTATGCTTAAACCCTATGTGGTTGGCGATACCATTGCTATTGATTGTGTTCAAGCAACAGATTTCTTGCCCCTTGCTTTTGATAGCAAAGGAAAAATTACTGCTTGCGATTTTGTAGAGCACAAAAAACAAGGCAGCCATTTTTATCATCGTGTAGAACGGCACGAATTTAAGAATGGAATTAACACTGTAACCAACAAAGCCTACCGCTCATCATCCATAAATGATAGAGGCACAGAGGTTAGTCTTACAGAGGTGCCAGAATGGGCAGAATTAAAGCCTAAACAGGACATTGCAAATACGGAACAACCTTTATTTGCTTATTTCCGCATACCGTTAGGAAATACGATAGACCCAACTTCCCCTTTGGGCGTTTCGACATATTCTCGCTCGGTAAATCTTATTGAGGATGCCGATAAACAGTATCAGCGTTTCCTTTGGGAATTTGAAGGCGGCGAACTTGCTATTGATGCAAGCGAAGAAGCTTTCCAAAAAGATAAGAACGGCAAACCTATTCTCCCGGAAGGAAAAGAAAGATTATTTAGACCGAATACGCTGGATGATGTTTCCAAGAGTTCGGAACTATTTAAAACATTCTCTCCTTCGCTGCGTGACACTTCGTTGCTAAACGGATTAAACGCTATTCTGCAAAAAATTGAGTTTAATTCCGGTCTTGCCTACGGAACATTATCCGATCCGCAGAACGTTGACAAAACCGCAACCGAAATTATTACTTCAAAACAACGGTCATATTCCACAATAACCGATATACAAATGGCATTGCAGACAGCCATAGAAGATTTGGCTTACGCAATGGATGTATATGCTACGCTTTATAATCTTGCGCCGCAGGGTGCATATGAGGTTAATTGCGTTTGGGATGATAGCATTGTGGTGGATGCCGAGGCTGAACGTTCCCGTGATATGAACGAGGTCCGCATGGGACTAATGCAAAAATGGGAATATCGTGTTAAATGGTACGGCGAAGACGAAGAAACTGCAAAGAAAGTTATCGCAGACCAAGAGGCTGAAAAAGCAAAGACTCAAAACCCGTTTGGACTTACATAATACAAAGGGGGTTGAGCAATGCTTACACCGGAATATTACAATTATTGCACCGATGATATTATCAAATTGTATAGCCGTCTTAATGAATCTATTACTCGTGATATTGCTCGAAGGATAGTTAAGACGGGATATGTAACCGAAGGTGCAAAATGGCAAATTGCCGTTGAGCGTGAAGCAGGGCTCCTGTATGACGATGTAATTTCAAAGGTCGCTGAATACTCCGACTCATCCGAAGCCGCCGTAAAAGCCATTTTTGAGGACGCTGGAATAACATCAAAGGATTTTGACGATGAGATTTATAAATCTGCGGGCAAAACCCCTATTCCGTTAAAAGCGTCTCCTGCTATGTTGCAAGTTTTATCAGCGGGAATAGCCAAAACAAACGGCTTAATTTCAAACCTTACCAAAACAACCGCTTTATCTGCGCAGACAGCGTTTATAGAAGCGTGCGCTTTGGCAGAAATGGAAATAACAAGCGGTGCATTCGACTACAACACAGCAATTCGCCACGCTGTCGATGATGCCATATCACAAGGTGGTATGGTTGAATATGCTTCGGGGGCAAGGATGAACGTAGAGGCCGCAGTTCGCAGAGCGGTTTTAACCGGTGTTAGTCAAACAACGGGAGAAATAAGTCTTGCTAATGCAAAAGAACTCGGCACAAACCTTATGGAAATAACGGCACACGGCGGAGCTCGACCCGAACACGCAAGTTGGCAAGGTAAAATCGTTTGTATTGAAGGTAAGAGAAAAGGCTACTTAACATTAACCGATATAGGCTACGGAACGGCAACAGGCTTTAAGGGCGTTAATTGCCGCCACGACTGGTATCCTTTTGTTGAAGGCATAAGCACAAGAGCCTATACCGATAAACAGTTGAAATCTTACCAGGATAAGACCGTTATGTATAACGGCGAAGAAATCCCTCAATATGAAGCCGAACAAAAGCAACGTGCTATGGAACGGCAAATAAGGGATGAACGGCGCCGATTGGCTGGATATGACGAAGCCGTTAAAAATGCCGATAACGAAGAACTAAAAACTTCAATGCAAAACGAATTTGATTTGTTGGCTTATAAAATGAAAGGTCACGAAGCAAAATACGCTGATTTCTGCAAGCAGACCGGTTTGCCTGCGCAGAAAGATAGGTTGCAAACCAATGCATTT